TAAAAAGTTAGTCCTTTTACATTTTCCCTTTCAAAGATTACTGAAATAGGTCATATTATGTATGTATTTTATCAAATATTTGATAATGTAGAATACAATAATGCATTTGAATATTCGTTTGGATTTAACGGTTATTACAATTTATTGTATGGTGTAAGTGTAAATATTAACAATCTCAAGCTAAATAAGACAACATTTAAAAAGAACAAAAAAGACAAAAAAGACAAGAAAAATAAAAAAGACAAGAAGGATAAGAAGAAAGAAAAAGAAAAAGACTCTGATAAACCTATTTTTAAAAAAATGTATTATCCAAAATTTATTAATGAATCCAGTGTTGTTACAAATGATTGTTATTTAGAAAAAAATATGATCATAACTGGTCCTAATGCATCAGGAAAAACAACTATGTTAAAAAGTGCTTTAATAAATATTTTATTGTCTCAGCAAATAGGGTTTGGATGTTTTGAAAGCCTAGATTTATATCCTTATGATAATTTTCATTGCTATTTAAATATACCGGATACATCTGGTCGAGACAGTTTATTTCAAGCAGAAGCTCGACAATGTAAAGAAATTATAGATAGTATTAATGAAGGCGAAAATGAAGATTTAGGAGAAAAAACTCATTTCTGCATTTTTGATGAGTTATATTCAGGAACAAATCCAGATGAAGCTATTTTAAGTGCAAAGAGTTTTTTACAGTATCTTATAAAGAATGATAATGTAACATGTCTTTTAACAACGCATTATACAAAGCTTTGTAATAAGTTAGCAAAAAATAAAAGAATACAAAATTTTAGCATGAAGACTGTAAAAAAAAACGATAGTTTTGAATATACTTATAAGCTAGTAGAAGGTATTTCTAAAATAAAAGGTGGGTTAAAAGTTTTAAAAGATATGAATTATCCTAAGGAAATACTTTCTGCTTTTTAAATATTCAAAATTCGTTGTATTAATTATTAAAATATATTATTATGTTTTAATAATGGCATTTAACGATTTATTAAGCACATCATTTTTATTTAGCGTAGCAATTATTATTATTTTAATTGGTGGTATATTTGCATATGTTAGTTACAGAATGTCTGAACAAGATCATAAAATTACGTCCATGGTTGGATTAATTTCTACTATGGCTGAGGAGTTGCAGTTCTTTAGAAGTAAGTTGAGTCAAATTCAAAGTCCTATTCAAGGTCAAGAACAACAAGGTGGTTTATTTAATCAAGAAAATTCATCTAGTCAAAAACACATAATACCTATATTAGATCCAAATAACTTGGTTACAGGAGCTACCAATTTAATTTCTGTTTCAGATGATGAAGATGAAGATGAAGATGAATCTAACGAAGAATCAGAATCTGAATCTGAATCTGAATCTGAATCTGAATCTGAATCTGAATCTGAATCTGACGAAGACAATTTTGAATTAGATGAAGTTGTTGATTTAGAAGAACCCATGCAAATGTCAACTAATTCAATGAATGAAAAGATAGATATAGATGAAGCTAATCATTCAGATACAAATAATATAAAGTCAATTCATTTAGAAGAACCAATTGAATTAAATGGTTTTGATCATGAGTTAGAACACATAGAAGATCTTTTAACAAGTGATTTAAAAACTATTTCTATTACGGATTTAGAAGATACTAACAAAAAAACAGATTACAAGAAAATGTCTATTACTAAATTAAGAGAGATTGCAATAGAAAAAGGCATTGTTGCAGATGCATCTAAATTAAAAAAGAATGATCTATTAAAATTGTTAGGAGACGAATAAATTTTATCTGATATTAGTATATTATGAATTCTTCTTCAAAAACTTATTATACAGTTACACCAGTTAACCCTCTAGAATCATCTTGGCAACCGGATGCAGTTATTAATAATAAAATTCATGTAGATTCTGGAATTACAAGCAATTGGAAATATAGGCAATATATGCAAAATAATGCAAAGCATATTATGAAGTATGATTCAATGGAATATGTGTATGCTTCTGGCAATAATCCTTATACAATTACAGATAATTTTAATTCTAATTCTAATGTTCCTTACAGATTTGCATCTCTATATGATCCAAATATACCAACAGTTGGTTTTAATGACAGTGATTTAAAACAAGATTTCTTACAAAAACAACAAATGAGCGGACGAATGGTAGCTCCTTCTTTTCCTGCAGCCAAACCATAAATGGTCTATATTTTGTTAGTTTAATTTATAAAAAAATATAAAAATACAGATATAAATTGTTTATAAATATTCTTTATAAACAATATACAAGTTTTGTTATATTTGTTATATATAATGAAGATTTTATCTATAGATGTTGGAATTCGTAATTTGTCATTTTGCTTGTTTGAAATTATAGATAGTGATAAAACCAAAATAGAAATTATAAAATGGGATAACATTGATCTAACAACCATCACTGAAAACAAATGTATAGAAGTTGATAAAAAAGGTCTATGTGACAAGCCTGCAAAATTTATGAAACCAAATAGTGAAAATTGTTATTGTTTAAAACATTCAAAAAAACAAACTTTTTTACATCCAACATCTGATTTAAAACCATCATTTATTAATAAACAAAAAATACAATGTCTTATTGAAATTGCTGATAAATATAAAATTAAATATGATAAGCCTGCAAAAAAAGCAAATCTTGTAGCACTTATAAATGAATTTATTTTAACAAATTGTTTCACTCCTGTGCAAAAAAATAATGCAACTAAAGTTGATTTAGTAACTATTGGACGCAATATTCAACATAAATTTGATGAAATACTTTGCGATCATCTACAGTCTATTAATAAAATTATTATTGAAAATCAAATAGGGCCTATTGCAAATAAAATGAAAACGATTCAAGGCATGTTATCGCAATACTTTATAATGCGAAATAATAATATTCAAATAGATTTTATTAGTGCAACTAACAAATTAAAGGATTTTATTCCTACAACAACAACAACAACAACAACAAATCAATCTAACAAAGATCAATCTCAAGATTTAGAACAAGAATCTATTCTTAGTATTGAAACAAAAAAAACTGATAAAAAAGATCCAAAGCTTGACTATAAACAACGAAAAAAACTGGGCATTCAAACTACAATAAATATTGTTAACAATGACTTTCGATTTAAGATATGGGCAGACTTCCTACATAAACATAATAAAAAAGATGATTTATCAGATTGTTTCCTTCAAGGCATGTGGTATATTAAAAATAAAATTTAAAACTATTTAATAAATTGATAATTAATTAAATAATTAATTAATTAAAATATATATTTTGCAATTCGTATTACTTAAAATTAAATGTTCTTATTAATTCATAATAATGGATAACGATATTATAGATATATCTTTAGATTTTGAAAATTTAGACGGCGGTGGTTCTTGGAATAATCAAAAAAAAACGAACTTTGGTGGTGGAATTGAACTTTTGATGAATGAAAAGAAGATGGAAAGTTCTGGTCCAACAAGTGACATTGATATTGAGGATTTAAATAATTTAGAAGATGAATTAAATAATTTAGCAAATGAGACTTCGGGATCCGGTCCTAGTTCTTCGGCATTTGGTCTAGGATCCATTTTTGGTTCCAATGATGATACACCATCTGTTAGATTTGATGACACTCCTTCTATTGGAAGATCAACTAAAAACACTGAAAGCGATAGCAAAACATGGGATGGTTATGGAAAATTCAATAATATTCCAATGAATCCGGACCGTGCAGGTATGTCATCTCAACCCAAACTATCAAAAGATGAATTGCTAAGAGAAAAGTTCAAATTCTTAAGAAAGTTGGAAGCTCTAGAGAAGAAGGGTGTTGAACTAACAAAGAAATACAATATGGATTCTGATTTAGCCGAAATGCAAGGAGAATATGAAATGATTATGGAAGAGAAAACAAAACAAAACTCCGTAAAATTTCAAGGAAACATGATGATGGCTCTTATTAATGGTATAGAATTTTTGAATAATCGCTTTGATCCATTTGATATTAAGCTAGACGGATGGGGAGAACAAATTAATGAAAATATCAATGATTATGATGATGTTTTTGGAGAGCTTTACGAAAAATATAAATCCAAGGCTTCTTTAGCTCCAGAATTAAAATTAATGTTTCAACTAGGCGGATCTGCTATGATGGTTCATATGACAAATACTATGTTTAAGAGTGCTATGCCTGGTATGGATGATATTATGAGACAAAATCCGGATCTTATGCGACAATTTCAGAGTGCTGCAGTCAATTCTATGGCGGGAACAAATCCCGGATTTTCAGGGTTTATGGGCGGTTTAATGAATCCGGAACCATCTGTTCCTCAAGGCAGAGGTCCTCCTGCCCCACTAAATACACAAGGACCTAATGCAGTGCCACCGCCACAAGGTCGCGCCGGAAATAATGCCTCTAGTGGAAGCAGAAGACCTGATATTAGCATGGCTAGAGGCAATTTTAATGAAGATGGTATAAGTATTAAAGAAAGTTTTGGTATTCCGGGATTTGAGCCGCCGCAACCTTTACAACAATCGCAACGTCGTCCTGATATGAAAGGTCCAAGCGATATTTCAGACATTTTATCAGGATTAAAGACAAAAACAATAAATATTTCGGATCAACAGAGAAATCTTAATGTAAGCCAGTTTGAAGACAATCAAGATAATAATAGTAGCAAAATCAGTATAGATGAATTAAAAGATCTTCAAAATGATGCAAATGTTCCTAAAAAAAGTCGCAGAAAACCTAAATCTGATCGAAATACTGTTAGTTTAGATATTTAAATCTGAAGTAATCAAATCCGAATTAATCAAAACCAAATATATAATAAATATTGTAAAGTTATTATATATATAATATATGGTAAAAGGAGGAAAAATAATAGGAGAAGGTTCATATGGATGTGTTAACAAACCTAGTTTGCATTGTTTAAATGATTTAAAAAATCCTAATAAAGAAATAAATTATAAAGACTATGTTTCAAAAATTATGAAAACAAAAGAAGCTCAAAAAGAACTAAAAGAATTTGTAATTATTGGCTCATATGATCCAACCAATGAATATCATTTGGGAACACCTATATTATGTCAACCTGAATTAACCAATAAAATAATAAATAAAGAGATATCCAAATGCAAATATATTAAAGGTTCAGAAGTTGAAGCAAATCCTGATGATTACAAAATATTATTAATTAAATTTGGTGGTCCAGATCTAAAACACCTATGCAATACAGAACTTGAAAAATACTTGTCTACCAAATCTAGACTTAAAACAGACAAATTTTGGTTAGAAGTTCATCGATTGCTAATGGGAATCAAATTTTTTAAAGATAACGGATTAGTGCATAATGACATAAAACCACAAAATATTTTATTTAACATAAAAACAGGAAAACTCGCATTTATTGATTTTGGCCTAATGCGTTCAAAACAAGATATTGTATCATTGTCAAAAAAAAGTGAAAATTTTCTTGGTATTTATCATTGGTCTTATCCGCTTGATTGTGGTCTAATGAATAAAGATAAATATCAGGCATTTAAAGATATGTCTGTTTCCAAAAAAAATACATACAAAACACAGCTTTGTGACATGATAATAAATAAACAAGACAACCAAAAAAACACTTTTGACATGTCAATTAAAAACCCGGATGCATTCAATATATTATTTTCTTACATAATC